TGCGCGCACCGGTCTCGAAGGAGCTCCAGGAAAATTCCCACAAATCGGCAAAGGCTCGGCTACGATCCGCGTTCCTCAGACCGATGTTTCACCGCTTAACGTCAGCTATTCTCAGGTCACCGCAACGATGGGCGACTGGAACGCTGACGAATAGAGCGACATCTTCCATCAGCAAAAGGTCAACTTCGACGAACGCCGCGAACTCGATTCGGTCGTGTCGAATGCGATTGGTCGCCGCATGGACCAGATCATCCTCGATGCTCTCGCAGCTTCCAGCACCTCGCTGACAGTTTCGAATGACATCGGTGGGACAGACACCAACCTCAACGTGGCAAAACTCCGCCGCGCCAAGAAGTTGATGGACGCTGCAAACGTGCCTATGGATGGCCGTTGCTTCATCATCTCGGCTTCTGGCCTCGAAGGGTTGCTCGGTGAGACCCAAACGACCTCGGCTGATTTTAACTCGGTCCGTGCTCTCGTCTCGGGTGAGATCGACACCTTCCTCGGCTTCAAGTTCGTCACGATTGGTGACCGCTCAGAAGGCGGCCTTCCGGTTGATGGCTCACTTGACCGCACATGCTATGCGTTCCACCGTGACGCAGTTGGCATGGGCATCGGCATGAACCAGCGCACAGAGATCAACTATGTCCCTGAAAAGACATCGTTCCTTGTGAACAGCATGTTCTCTGCTGGTGCAGTCGCCATTGACGACGAAGGCATCGTCAAGATCACCTGCCGCGAATCGTGAGAAGGAGACTAAACTATGGCTTTTGATTCTGCTGGCTGGAACACCATCGCTGCTAACAAGGCCGGAAATGCTCCGTCTTTGTATAGCTACAAGTCTGCCGACACGCAGGCTACAATGAACACGGCTGCATACTTCAATTCAGTCGCGTCCATCGTGAAAGTCGGTGACGTTCTGTTTCTCTACGACACGACGACCCCATCGCTCGTGATCTCGTATGTGAACGCAAACAATGGCACGACCGTTGACATCGCTGACGGCACGACCATTTCAGCTACCGACACAGACTAATCTGTTCGGCTACTGACGAGATTGAGAGCCTCGACCTAGAAATGGGCCGGGGCTTTCTTCTTTAAGTCATTTCGAATATATATGATTTCGTAATGGAGTCCTGACATGGCTACAGGCGATACCAAACTGAAAATTTGTAACGATGCCCTGATTATGCTCGGCACGAACGTGATTACATCTTTCTCGGATGGTTCGTCGGCAGCCCAGATCACAGACCGTCTTTACGACGATGTGAAAGTCATGCTCCTGTCGCTGTATCCGTGGTCCTTCTCAATCAAGAAACAGCAACTTGCTCGGCTCGAAACAACTCCGGTTACAGAATGGCGCTATGAATATGCTATGCCGGGCGATCTGATTGCTGGTGCAAGGGCATTGTTCATTACGACTTCTTCCGGTGGGCGGCCTGTCGCTGAGTGGGAAAAAATCGGTCACAAAATTCAGACCAATTACCCATATATCTGGATAGATTACCAGTATGACGTATCTGAGGATCAGTTGCCTCAGTATTTCGTGCAGCTTCTCAAATACTTCCTTTGCTGGCACTTTGCCGAACCAGTGACAGATCAGCTTACCAAATCCCAGTATTGGCAGGGAATGGCTGTCGGTAGCCCGGGCGAGAATGGCCGTGGTGGTTTCTTCCGGCAGGCTACGATGATTGACTCACAGAACCAACCCAACCAGTCTATTGAGGACTTCTCTCTCGTCGCCGTGAGGTATTGATGACTAAGATTGTCAATATCCAAACTAACTTTACAGTTGGCGAGGTTGACCCGCTTCTGCGCGGTCGTATTGATCTTAATCAGTATTATTCTGCTCTGAAAACGGCAGAGAATGTTGTCATCATCCCGCAGGGCGGCGCTCGTCGTCGTCCGGGTCTTAAGTTTATCTATGATCTTCCGGCATCAGCAGCCAATGGTGTGGCGCTAATTCCGTTCGAGTTCTCGACTGCCGACTCTTATATGTTTGCAGTCGTTGACCAGCGCATTTATATCTTCAAGAACGGCGTGATTGTCACGAACATCAACGGTTCAGGCAATCCATATCTAGCCGCATCAACTCTGACATCAGCCATTCTGCCTAATCTAAAATATGCTCAGTCGGCAGACACAATGATCTTTGTGCATGAAGACATTGCACCATTAAAGCTGGTCCGTGGCGGAACAGATGCTTCGTGGACGCTTAGTGCAATTACGTTCGACTACATACCAAAGTATAATTACGACAATCTTCTTTTGAACCCTGTTTCGACCATTACTCCGGCGGCAACAACTGGCGTAACAACAATCACTGCGTCTTCCTATACATCGGATACTGGTAACTTACAGGCAGCAACAACGACGAGCGTGACGTTGAAGGCTGCTGCCAGTGGCACAAATGATATTTTCAAAGGCATGTGCGTTGTTATGACAACTGGCACACAAGCCGGAAAAGCCAGAAAGATTACGGCCTATAATGGCACGACAAAGGTAGCGACAACATTCCCCGCTTGGGATACTGCTCCGCTAACTGGTGATAGCTATAAAGTCGCTCCATACGCCCCTGAAAGTGTGAACCAATACATCAATGCTACGCCTTATGGCCGCGCACGAATCATTAAATACATCAGCGACACACAAGTTCAGGTCTATGTAGAAATCCCATTTGCCAGCACCGACCCCGTTACAAGCGGCAACCATGATGCTGAGTGTTTTTATGAGGACGTGTGGTCATCTGTTCGTGGTTGGCCGAAAAGCGTTACATTCCATGAAGGGCGCTTGTTCTTCGGTGGTTCAAAATATCGCCCATCTACCATCTGGGGTAGCCGCGTCGGAGACGTATTTAACTTCGATAAAGGCACAAGTTTGGATGATGACGCGCTAGAGGCAACTCTGGACGTTAACCAATTCAACGCGGTTGTAGACATCTATTCTGGCCGCGATCTGCAAATCTTTACCACTGGTGCAGAGTTCTACGTCCCGCAAGGACTAGGCGATCCTCTTACGCCAACAAACTTTATTGTCCGCGTTGCCACCCGTAACGGTATTCTTGCTGGCGTTTCTCCAGTCGGGTTAGAAGCTGGAACGCTTTATGTGCAGCGCGGCGGCAAGACCGTAAAAGAGTTCATTTATACGGATGCTCAGGCAACGTATGTATCGAACAACATCTCGGTTCTGTCTGGTCATCTAATTAACTCGCCAATAGATTTAGCTTTGCGTAGAGCGACAGATACTGACGAAGCTGACCTATTAATGCTTGTTAACACAGACGGGTCATTCACGGCCTATTCTGTATTGCGGTCGCAAGACATTGTTGCCCCATCACGGTTTACGACCGATGGCCTATTTAAGGCAGTAGCCGTCGATGTGGACACGATCTACACAGTTGTGCAGCGCACGGTTAACGGCACAACCAAGTATCATGTCGAGCAATTCAACCGCGACATTACATTAGATAATGCTGTTACTGGTGGCGCTGCCGCGAATGTGACCGCATCTAATCTGGCTGCCAAGACGGTCAAGGTGATCGCAGACGGTGTTGTATTGTCCGACGAGACGGCAAACTCTAGCGGCCTTGTGACATTCGACCGCTCATCTACAACATCCTATGTAGTCGGCACTGATTACACAGTTCAGATCAAGACCATGCCGATTGAGCCACGCCTGCAATCTGGCAACCTTCGTGGCTACAAGAAGCGCATCATTGAGGTTGCGGCAGAGTTCTATGAGACGCAGAGCGCATCAATCGGTGGTGTAGAGATCGCGTTCAGAAACTTTGACACCCCAATCTTGGATGCTCCGGTAGCTGCGTTCACTGGCTTGAAGCGTGTTGGTCCGTTGCTTGGATACGACTATGAGGGGTCTGTAACCGTCACACAGACATCACCGCTCAAGATGACACTTCTGTTTTTAGATTATCGCGTAAGCGTTCCAACGGGGTAAGACAATGGGGTTTAGTGTTCCAATCCTTATGGCCGCTGCATCTTCTGCCGTTAGTGCCGTTGGTGCTATCGCCGCTGGTGAATCACAAAGGCAGACAGCATACGCACAGGCTCGGCAAGCAGAGTTGCAGGCCAAGTCAGACGCGTTAAAGTATAAGCAGCAAGGCATTGCCGTTCTTGAAAAGACACTGGCTACAGCCGCCACAATCCGCGCCCGTGCTGCCGCTGGTAGCGTTGATCCGTTTGGTGGATCGGCTCTTGCATTGACTCAATATGCGTTTGGTAAGGGCGTAGAAGAAAAGATCATGACCGAGGACAATGCCCAGCTTGCATTGCTCGGTGGCCAGATCAATGCGTCTGAAATGCGTCGTCAGGGTGATGCCGCCGCTCAAGCCGGATATATCAAGGCGTTTGGCACATTGTTATCGACTGGCGCTCAGATTGGACAGATTGGTGGACCGCCGGGGCTTGGTTCTTCTTCGTTAAATCTGTCTAGTTCAAATGGTGCGTCAATCATCAAGCGCGGCGCTTACTACGGAAGTTAGGGGTTAGATAATGGCCATTATGCCACGATATACATCTAGCGACATTGCGGTAGGAACACCGCAGGGCCAGTTCCGCGACGTGTCTGCACCAATGGATCAGTTGTCATCTCAGATGGACCGGATGACAGGCTTCTTTATTCAGGAAGCCAAGCAACAAGCTGTTGTCGAAGGTGAAAAATACGCTGCCGATAAAGCCCCTACGCGTGAGCAAATTGAATTAGCCGTGTCCACCGGAACGCCATTGCCTCAGGTTGGCGATAGCACAACATTATTTGGGCGCGCCGCTCAAAAGGCTTCGGCTGAAATTGTTTCAACGCAGATTAGCTATGCTGCATTGGAAGAATTGCAAAAAGTAAAGTTAGATATGGAGTCTGGTAGCGTAGCTCCAAATGCAGGTCTGAAGAAAATCAATGCAATGGTCGAGGGGTATTCATCGGCATTGTCAGAGATTGATCCAACTGCGGCCAAAAAGTTGGAAGCTGAATTAGCCTATCGCGGTAACATTACATATGTCGCTGCATCTAAGGCTGCCGCGAGTGCCGCTGCAAAGCAAGCTAAAGACGCGTATGAATTAAAGTTGGCCACCGATCTTAACGGAATTTCTGATCTTGTAAGCTCAGGTGAAACTATAGATAAGAACGGTAAAATAATTACGCTTGATGAGAAAAGAGAACTTAGTCGTCAGTCTATTGTTTCTCAAGCTGCCAAATTAGGTGGCGCAGCATTTGCTATTACAGTAGGCACAAAGTTTGATGAAAAGTGGAAAAGCGCGACAAAATCCACTATTTCGTTTTGGGCGACCGATCCAGATGGAAACTCGGCAGCCAAATTGCGTCAACTTCAATCTGGAAAGATAGCAGACAAGACTATTTCAACACTCTGGGATAGCTTGAGCATTGAAGAGAAAGATTCTGCGCTCAATACTGCCATCGACCGTGCAAATAAAGCATATGATATTGTAAAATCAGAGAAAGCAAAAGCAGAGCAAGAGCGCGACGACAAGATTAAAACCTTAAAGGATGAGGCTTATTTTGCAATCAACAAGGGCGATCTTTTGAAGTTTGAATCAATTGCGCTTAAATTAGATGAAACAGACGGCGGATCGGAAGAAGCAAATAAATTACGCAAACTTACGGAACCAAAAGATCGCGTTCTTAACGACCCGACGACAGAAGCTCACTTTATGCAACTTGAGTTAGATGATAAGCTAACTAGAGAACAAGTGCTTGAAGCTGTAGAATACGGAAAATTAAACGCATCTACTGGGAAAGCATACATTAAACGCATTGATTCGGCTGATGATAAGCAGATAAAAGATGCTCTTGAATATGCAAAGGTTGCTACAAATTACTATCAAACCCTTGATCAAGGCGCGGCTCGACAAAAAGTCGCTAGGTTAAAGCAGGGTCTTTTAAACGCTAAAGAAGCAAAACCAGAACTTGATCCTATGGAGTGGGTTAAGTCACAATTAGACACAGTCGGCAAATCAGTTGACTCAAGCGCTGCAAACGATGCTTCTGCGGCCTTAAGAAAGTTTGCTACGGAAAATGGCATCAAAGCAAATAAAAACAATAAATATGACATTATCGCCATAGAAAAGGCGATTGCCAATTCAACTGCATATTCAAGTATGAGCGATATTCAAAAAAGAACAGACCCTATTGTCAGGGCCCTTGACGCACTTAGAGCGCAAGGACTTAAGGAGTTTTAATTATGGATTATGAACTTGAATATCTGAAGTATAGAAACTTTAAGCGTATCGGTGGAGAGTTTGATTTCAAACGTGGCGAAGATGGCTACATGAAATTTATGCCAGTTCTTCCTACACCTGATGAGTCTGCTGCACTTGGAGATCAGCCTACGCCAGAGCCTGAAAAATTACTGAAACAGATTATGACTGCTGGCCCTGATGCCATTCGCAATGGTTTAAATAAGGCCAATGAAAAGACATTTGATATAGTTGAGTCTGCCCTTGTCAGCAATGGTATTGATAAAAAGGCAGCTTCAAAAATTATGAAGTCTATTCGCGGAGGTCAGGAAGAGATTGTAAACTTTGCTTATGAAATGATCGTTCCACAATCTCCAGAAGATGTCGCACTGATTACTGCTATGGGTCCGGTTGCAAAGGCGCGCAAACCAGCCGCCGCTATTGCGGGCGCATTATTTGGCGCTGGGACTACAGAAACACAGGCTGATAAGGTAGGGCAAGAATAATGGCTGTATCATTAGACACCAGACTCAACCAAATGGCTGATGTATTGAAGCCTGAGTCCCCCACAATGACAACTGGCCCTATTGGTATTCCTAGCCCGGAGCCGGAACTTAATGACCCTGCGCTCTCTGCTCCTGCGATGATTGTAAATGCGGAGACAATGAGCGACGTTGAGCCAGAGCCAGTTCAGCTCGGGGAGCAATACGCTTCTGCAAAGGGCGTATTCAATGCCATTAAAAAAGGCAAAACAGTCATTGAAGAGGCTATCGGTGGCGAGGAAGCACTTGCTAGAAGCAAAATGCTCAAAG